AAAATAAGCAAAGTTATCATAACTAATATCAGCACACTCAACAAATTTATTTTTATATTTTGTCTTAGGCGGAATATCTAAGTTTGCAGCAACATCACTGTTTGCTTCTAACCAATGAAAAATCTTTTCACGCAATTCATTGCTATATGGTAATGCCCCGGTTGCAATCTGATAACCTCCTGAGTCACCAAATACCAAAACATCTTTTTCTAATCCTAGTTGATTACGGAAATCCATTTTCTTGTAATGATGACCTGCTGTAATCAAGAAATATGGATGACGCCATTTTTCTGGATAACGAGAATCAAAAAACTTTACAGGATCGCCGCTTGTAAACTTCATATCTTTCTTAAATGCAGATACCATTGAACCTGCAGATAAAGATGGAAAGTATATGAATCTTTTATTATCGCTCATTGTATTCCTTTAAATTATTAATTAAGTGTGTTGCCGAAAAAAAGTTATTATGTAATTTTAATGCTAATTGTGCAATTGTTTCTGACATATCTTGCTGCTCATATTTCAATATTGCTGCAACTGCTTCATCAATGCTATCTGCTTGTTTAAATGTTGGATCATACATTTCCGTATATGATAAACGATTTGGTACAATTGGACATGCTCCTGCACAAGCAGATTCATACATAGAAATGCCTAATGTTTCTTGATCTGCAAATGAAACTGCAAATTTTGCCTTTTGTAGCAATTCGTGATATTCTGTTTTTGTTAAATTCATTTCCATAGCCACGCAAAACTGATAATGTGACAATTCTGGTCTAGAAGCCAATTCTTGAAATAAATCTAAACGTTTCTCTGGTGCAATGCGATGTGGAAACACAATGATATTCTGTTTGTCAAACCATTGTGTAGGTTTAATCATATCATATGTATATTCCATAGGCCAACCCGTTTTATTAAATGTTGGGTTGAAAAAAACATCATATGTTTTACACATCAACTCAAAATGTGCCTTAGTTGCAATCCAATTATGATCATATGACGCAATCATTGATTGTTCAGCGTGTCTAATCCATGGTTTATCTCCTACGAGACGACCTAAAAAATCATTTGGGTCATATGAACCCGCGTGCCAAAGTCCGTGCGTTACAACGGGAATATTTAGAAGCTCGCTCATATATTTTACATTAATGATACCTGGATGCCACGCGTCCGTAAAAATAATATGATCTCCTGCTTTAATATGTCCTTTAGTAAACAAGTATGACAAATGATAAACTTGTTTTGCTTTATACATGTTAGTACCGCCAAAGTTTAAAAATGCACCTGGTGTCGTTGATTCTGGAATAAACTGGTCTCCTTCTACAACATGAACATCGAATCCATTATCACGTAATAGTTTTGGAACATGTGTCTTCCATTCACATGTATATCGTGTCGGTATTGATTCTAAATCTACTAAAAATACTGTCATATTATCTTTCAATGATTGCACCATTTTCCCAATCTTCCCAAACTTCTACTTTGTATAGAGATGAAAATTCTTCTAATAACCATTCTCCAATCATTTCGCAAGACATTGATCCAAACTCTAATACATTAGTAACATCTTTGCTAAATGCTACTCGCAATGCTTTTTGTATTTTGCGATTCAAAAGGATAAATTCTTCATCTCGATCTGTATGCGTTACTGTTGCATAACATCGGAATCCAAACATGTGTCTATGTCTATCCGATAAAAATGATACTTCCGGGAAGACATCCTTTGCTGCAGGCCAACAATGGAATCCTTCAATACTAAATGTTACTACTACGCTGTACTTCATCTGCTATTAACTTTTTAAATTTAGTGGTTGACCAACCATGGTCTCTACTCAAATAACGAATTGGAAATGATAAATCATCTCCTGTAAATGATTTGTCGATATAATCATCTCCTAGATATCTAACAATCTTTGTATCATTATTTTCATACAAATGAGTTATTTCAAAATTCTTAAGATGAGTGTATAATTCTTTTTCTAGAGTATATGTTAGTATACAATCAATTTGATGTAATGATCCTAAGATATCCATGCGTTCTTCTACACTCAATATTGGTTTACATTTTTCAGGACGTTCTATTGTCGGATCGGTATGTAAAAATACTACTACTTCATCACACTCATCATACATTTCATTAAACATTGCAATGTATCCCGGATGGATTACATCGAAACTTCCTGCTATAAGTCCTTGAATCATTGTTGGAATCTATCAAATTTATAATCATCTGGCAATACTTGTTGCATATTGTGAACTGTTGTACAATATAACGAATAATCATTATATACAACTTTAATGCTATCTGTTTTCTTTAACAATCCAGCATCCTTTTCATTTAGCATCAAAAGAATATGTGCTCGAATTCTAATCATCGGTGGTATCTTTTCTAACATACCAGGTTCAACTTCAATTGAAACAAATTGTTTGTCTGTCATCATATTGAATACATTATCCCAATTAAATCCTTTTAAATTGCCATCAATTAATTGACGAGTTGCAGGAGAACAAATATAAACATGAGATACAGGTTTCCAATGTTCATGACCTAATAGCAATGTATTAAAATCAGAAACAAACATTGTTTCTACATCGGTAAATCGACCTTCTACTTCTTTGCCGAACCATACGCTTTTATAACCAATCATACTATATTATAATGAATTTATTTTTATTTTCCAAATGAAAAGAATTTAGCTACATTATTATTTTCGGGAAATGCTCCCCAATTCATTGCAGCATAAAAGTCATCTAATTTGTTTTTTAATTCTTTATCAAAAATTTTATTTCGATCAATATATTGTTCAACAAATTCTTCAATAACTTTTGGATCTTGATAACCTCGAAGTGCAATTGTTTCAAAACCATATGGATTATCTGATACATATGCCCATTTAACCTTTTCGCCATCAGTAATTGGATCAATATCTCGTATATTATGCATACTTAGCAAATCATTAAAATTGATTGCAGATTTAACATGAGCCGGAGTGCCTGATATATAACCTGTGAAAGGTTTACGCTTCTTTGTATATTTTGATATTTCTTTCACACCAGAATTCTTCATTACATTTAACACAGGTGATTTTTTTAATCCTTGTTTAAAGTTATGAATCATATCAGTAGTTGTAGTCTTATCTTTTTCTTTAAGTAGATGCCATAAAGTTTCCTTCATGACCATTTTAAAATCAGTTGGGAATGAAGAACGAACTACATCTAATCCTTTGATATCCAATTTATCCGTAGGTTTGCCTTCCTTAAAAATAACCCATTGTGCATATCGTTTTTTTGCAATCCATAAACCAGATTTTGCAACATATTCTTGTTTAATTTTAAAACGATGTGTTTCTGTGTTATGAAATACTACAGAATACCTATCATACATAGTATTTACTAACTTTTGTACTTCAGACGCAATTGCATTAGTTTGATCAATCATGAATTGCTCATCTGATTCATCAAAATTTGGAAAACGCTTTTGAATAAGTGGTAAACTAGATACAAAGGTTGAATCTGTATCAGTATAAAATGCAAATTCTGCTTTACCTTTAGTTGCATTAATAAAATAGTCTTGACCTATTTCTTTTGTATAATGATTATTGATAACTTTTGCTGAAAATTTAATAATGCTTTGACCTACCGCTGTAATTGCACCTGCATTATCTAAATCATGGAATCGGAATGTTTTTAGTCCCAATACACCATAAAATGAATTAAGCAATACTTTTTGTGTTAATTGCAATGCATCATAAAATTTATATTCTTCAGAACCTACTTCATATTCATCTCGTTTGTCTTTATATTCAACACGTTCATCAAACCATTTTTCTAGAATAGTCGGAAGGAATCCTCTATTCTTTGTTTGATAAACTGCGCCATTTGATGCAACAGTATATTCATTATCAAGCAACCATTGTTTAACATCTTGAATGTAAGTTCCATCATGCAAAGTTATTTGTTGCGGTTCTTTCTTTAGAAGACATTCTTGATCCCATTTTGAAATTACTCCAACTTTAGTTTCTGGAGAAATATTTAAACTCATGATGATACTTGGATAAAGTGAAGTTAAGTCCAAGTCATATATCCATTTATATAATCCAGGTACTGGATCCTTTACATATGCACCTGCAAGTGCTTCTGCTTCTGTTTCTTCTTCAATGAATCTAAATTGTTTGTTAGGTGCAACTAATCCATTACGTTTTAAATCTACAATTGCAGCACCATCTAAGTATTTAGATGCATAATAAACATCTTCATATGGGACATGTCCTTTATGACATATGGTACGAGCAAGATTTAATAATTGTGTCTTTTCATCTAATTCATAAACCAGATTAACGTCGACCATGTTATATTCAACAAATTTGTGAATATCTGTTGCAAAGAGTTGATTTAAATCGCCATCATATTCTACCTTACCTCGACCTAATTCAAATTTAGAAACAGTGTCTAATCGGTAATTTGGTAATTCTGTATATGTAAACTTTTTATAAAGTGTCAAATAATCTAAACTAGATACGCCAAAGATTTTATATCGTTCGCGATTCTTATTCCATTCAACGATGCCTGCAGGAGATAATTTTTTAACTGCTTGTGCACCTAATACTCGTTTGATGCGATTTACTAAATATGGAATATCATAATTGTCTGTATTCCATCCTGTGATAACTGTAGGTTGTACTGCAGCAAAAATATTGATAAATCGTGTCAACATATCTGCTTCAGTGCGAAATATTTCTACTTTGTAATCTTCGGTTTTGAAAGCTACGGTATCAATTCGTTTTTCTTCATCAAGCAGCAATACTCTGCGGTCTCGTCCTGCTTTATCATAATATGCAATAGATGTAATTCTTAAGCGAGCTTCTTCTGGAGTAGAATATCCATTTTCATCACGTTCAGACTCAATATCAAAAAAGAAATCTCGTTGACCTTTAGATGGAGTATCAGATTCATAATATAAATCAATCAATGTTCGTAATTCTTCATTGAGATCTGATTCATATGCATTTCGGTTATCTTTATGATTGCCTGTAACTCGAGTTAATATGGCTCCATCTAATGATCGACACTCGCCTTGAGCATCTGGTAAATATGCGTATGGTTGAAATGGAAATTTTTGATGACCTAATTCGTCATCCCATACGTGCATTATGTTATTTTTCTTATCGTAACCGATTGATTGATACATATATTATTTTTCGTAAATGTCTTGTAATTCTCTTTTAATTCCGTTGTCGTCTAAACCATATCCTATAACCCATTCTTCTCCAATTGAAAAGCCACAATAATCAGTCATATCTACGCCGCCTGCTCTACGAAGCAATGTTATAACTTTAACTTCAGTAGCCAGTCTGCTATTCACTCGAAATAATGCTTCTAAAATAGTAGCACCAGAATCGCAAATATCATCAATAATATAAACTCGTTTACCTTTAAGTTCCAATTCTAAATCTTTAAGACAAACAACGCCACCTGAATTATCTTGGCCTTCATATGACTTTAACCGCAAGAAATCAATCTCACAATCAATTGGCAACGCGCGGGTAAGATCTGAAAAGAAATGAATAGCGCCATTTAGCAAACAAATCATTACCGGTGGCATTGTATTGCCAGATTCTTTATGATCTTTTGCAATTTGTTTTGCAAGTTCTTTTACTCGCTCTTGTATTTCATTGTGGCTGATAAGTAATTCCATATGCCATATAAATTTATTGAAATGATGATAGCACTCAACGCTAAATGACTGTAATTGTCAATAAAACAATCATATGTAATCCAACCAATGTCGCCAATTATCCACGCAACCATTGCTGGAATACGAATACATTTAGCATTGAGAACGTACCCAACTAATACTAATAATGTGCTAATCCAACCTAATGCTTCTACCATTATTTTGAATTTACTAATCCAATTTCAGATTCTCGAATCAACATGTAATCTACGTCATCCAAGATGATACTTTTATTTTCACCTAAATTAGATTTATATACATAAACCTCATCATCAACTTTTACAGTCATAGAAATGCGATCACCAGTTTGTGTAAATAAACCAGCACCTGTTGCTACAACTACCCCTTTTGTGAAATTCATATCTCGATCTACTAAGATAATTCCACCTTTTGTTTTTTCTGCTACTTTTTCTACTTTGATCAATACTTGATCACCAATTGGTTTCCAATTCATAACTTATTCCTTATCTATTAAATGATTCTATAATTCGTTGTTCTGTAATAGTATTTCCTACTAATCTAGCAATTTCATTGCCATTATTCGTAACGATTATCGTAGGAACATTTCGTACAGAATATTTGCTGCAAGCTTCTGCATTGGTATCTACATCTAAAATAGTTATAGGAAATTTACTTTGCATTGCTTGAATTTTCGGCTTTAGTAGTTTACATGGGCCGCACCATGATGCCGTAAAATATAAAATCTGTTTCATTTTATTATATTATATGTTATTTTAACATCATTTCCAAATGTCGTTGTTACTATCCAATTCATTTTCGGTCTCTTTGTGAAATCCAAAACTTTAATTCTGATGTCGTTGGTACTTTTGTTAAATCGAAATGTCGAACATATTCATCTGCTAAAAAAGCTGGCAGTTGAACTGCTTCATACGTTAAATGATTCCATGTTACCATATTTAAATGGTTCTTTTTACGTTTTGGACGTTTAAGTGGTGTTTGTCGTTTCATTATACTCCTCGTTTAGTGTCAAATGCAATGATATGGTCTCTTCCGGTCATGTTATAACCCTTTTCAGCACACATATCAAATACAATTGGATACATTTTAATTAATTCATCTCTAGTGTCGCCAGCTGGCATAATAAATGTTTTAGATTTTGGAATATTGAGTAACACTCTAAATTCTTCAATCTCTTCTAAATTATATGCTGTACCATCCCATACTGGTTTATAATGATAATCTGTATGGTATTTAAGTGTTTGTTTGATTATATCTAACTTGAGACGAAATTTATTGTGTTGATCAATCATTTTTTGGTCTACAATATTTCCAAGAGGTGTAGTAACACCAAGTACGGGAACACTATTGCCAAACTTAGGACTGAGACTAATAAGTCCAATTGGATAATCAGTTTCAATAAAATGAGAGCCTTCAGTCTCAATAGTGATAAGAATACCTCTTTCATGAGCAAAATGTGTTAACTCATTAACTAATGCAGGATGCATTGTCGGAGAACCTCCCGTCAACATCATTTCTTTGATATGAGGATTCTCATCATAAATATTGATAATGTCTTGGAATGTAAAGGTGCCCTTTTCTGGATGTATACTCGTATACCATGAGTCACACCAACCACCTTCGCCAAAATAGCATCGGTGAGTGCAACCTGTAGTTCTAACTGCAATAGTAGGTCGACCAAATCGACTGCCTTCCGACTGCACACAACGGTACAATTCTACTATTGGTAATGTTTTTGTGTAATCTGTGATTCTTCCTGGCTTCATAACTGGCTTAAAAAGGTAATTCATCATCATCGGTATCGACATGGACGGGTTGATTATCTAGTTTATAAATTAATTGGTTGAATTTATTTTCTAACTCTACAAGCTTTTGATATATTTGATCAATCATATATGCTTGTGGTGCTGGGTCGTTACCGAAATGTTTATCTAAGAATGATTTAGGGTACGTTGCAACTTGTTTGTAATTTTCTCGTTGCGACGATTCTGGTAAGTCACGCCAAACTACTTTGATGTTATCCCGTTGCGCAGCTTCATTTACTTCTTTACCTATACCATTAAATGATGAGGCTCTGCCGGTATATTCATAAACTGATAGGTATGGTTCAACGCTCTTCATAACTTGCTGAGTTTCGTTCATGTTCATATACTTCTACTTTAATAGCTTTTACTCTACCATCAGTTTCTTTTGCTAAAAACTCATTAATTGTTTTATACAAATACTCTGCAAATCTTTCGCATCCTGTTGCTGGAAGTATTCGTAATTGAATAAGCCCGTTTATATGCATACCTTCAAAGAAATTAAGATATGGATCATCTTCAGCTATAATTGTAGTATGATCTAATAGGTAAGCAAAATAATCTTTAGGGGACATACCTTCGATGGTGTTTTTTGCTCGTTTCATACCGCCAAAGTCCCATACCCAATTGCGATGATCTAATTCACCTTCAAACCAAACTCGGAATGATACTGCATATCCATGTAAGAATTTACAATGAGTACCTTCTGCTCGCCATTGACGAAAACATGTAGAATACCCATCAAATAATTTTGTTGATTGAAATTTAGCCATGAGTGTAACCTTTCACAAATTGATAAAATTCTGAACGAGCATTACCATCTTCTAAAAATGCTCCTGTGAGTTTTGCAGTTTTCATTGATGCACCACGATGCTTAACACCTCTACATGATACACAATTATGAGTTGCTTCAATCATTACAGCAACACCTTTGTTATCTGTAATAAGTTCATCAACTGCGTGTTGAATTGCAACTGTTAATTGTTCTTGAATAGCGCCACGTCTGCCGAAATGTTCTACTACTCGATTCAATTTACTTAAACCTACAACATTGCCATTCTCTGCTGGAATATAAGCAATATGAACTAAACCTTCAATAGTTTGGTGGTGATGTGAACACATACTTGTTAATGGAATACCGCCTTCAAACACAATACCATCATAACCATCACTTGGAAATGATGTGATATCTGACATTGGCTCATAACGACCTTTCCATAAATCGTTAACATATGCTTTTGCTACACGTTTAGGAGTATTATCTGAATTCGGATCTTTTTCCCAATCTACTCCTAATGCTTTAAGAAATTCACCATAATAGTAAGCTGCCATTTTAATAATATGCTGCTTCTCATCTTCAGTTAAACGAGCATCAGGTCCTTCGATAGCTTGTTTATTAGCTAATTGCGTAGAAATACCATTAGCAAAACCAGATTTTACTAATTCTAGATTTTTTCTTTGTTTATTTGTCATAACTTGTTTCTTATCTATAATATAATAAATTTATTCTTTAATTCCAAATACTATCCGTCACAACTTAAACAATCCGGGTCCATTGCTCGTGCTGCAATATCACCTCGCAAAACTGATTCGGTGCGCATATAATAAAGTGTCTTGATTCCTTGTTTCCAAGCTTCAATATGAATTTGATTAATCCATTTAGGAGAAACTTCCGATGGAAATGCTAAATTCAAACTGACTGATTGATCTACATATTGTTGACGTATGCCGGCTTGTTTAACAAGTTCCAATTGATTGATTTCTTTGAATGTTTTAAATACATCTTTTGACCAATCAATTTCTTTGTTTTGGAAAGCTGTTTCTGATATTTCATCGCGATGCATTAATTTTCCAGCTACGAAACCCCAATTATCTAATTCATCGAGGCCTTGTACCGAACCGCCATCTTCTAAAATTTTATCCCAAGTTTCTTTTGTATTAATGCTAATCTTACGAAGAGCTTTTTCTAATTCTCGATTCTTACGAATAAATGTACCTTTTGCAGTTTGTTCTGTAAATACATTTGCAGCCCATGGTTCAATTCCTGCAGAAACATTGCCTGATAATTTTGAATTTGATACTGTAGGTGCTATTGCTCTTAAGTGAGTGTTACGCATACCAGTGCCAGCACACCATAATGGTTCGCCGTATTCATTTGCCATGTCTCGGCTTGCTCTTTCAGATTCAATTTTAATTTGACTGAAGATTTTACGTGTTTCAAATTGTGCCGGCAATCCTTCGAACGCCATTCCTTTTTGTTGCAAATATGTATGCCATCCTAAAACTCCCAAACCTAAAGCACGACCCTTTTCCGCACTTCTAACAGAGTTTTCAAAGCCTCGCATATTCTTGGCCCGTTGTATAAATTCTTCTAGTACGCCATCTAAAAACCAGGTTGCTGTGTATACTAAGTCAGTATCTTTCCATTCATCATATTTTGCTAAGTTTAATGATGATAGACAACATACAAATGAATGTGATTCGTCAGTATGCAAAGTAATTTCAGAGCAAATATTTGTCATGAATACTTTTAATCCATTTGTTTTATATGCATCTGGATTCTGTTTATTTACGTTGCCTTTAAACATGATATAAGGTTCGCCAGTTGCTTTACGCTTTTGAAGTACTTTACCCCATTTTCTACGTGCTTCAGGTTCGCCTTCTTCTAATTTACGCATAAATTTGTCTGATACAACCACACATTGGTGCATATTCAAACATTGACGATTCACATCGCCTTTTGGTTCACGTATTTCCAACCAATCTTCGAAGTCTGGATGATCTATATTTAAGTTAACTGATGCGGCTCCTCTACGTACTGATCCTTGATTTGTTGCTAAAATAGTAGAATCATAAATTTTTGCAAATGGAACTACTCCATCTGATGTACCATTTTGTGAAATTTTGCTACCTGCAGGACGAATCATGTTCATTCCGATGCCTACCCCTCCGCCATGTTTAGCAAGAAGCATCATCTCTAAATTTTTACCGCCGATATCTTGAATTGAATCTGCAACATCGATACCAAAACATGAAATTGGTAAACCTCGATCTGTGCCTGTATTTGAAAGAACTGGCGTTGCTAGATTTAACCAACCTCTCCATATATAATCAAAAAACTTAGATGCTAATTGCGGTTTATCTAAACGGCGCGCTACTGCGGTTGCAACACGCCAATATGCATCTTTTGGCTTTTCGCCAGCTAACAAATATCCTTTTGAAATTGTTTTTACGTATATTTCGGTGTTACCCCATTCTGGAAAATCAACTCCTAGTTCCCAACCCAATTCTTCTGCGTAATTTTTCATTGTTTTTTCTTTTCTTGTTACCATAAATCTGACCAATCTTCACCTTCGTTTGCTTTGCTATAATCTGTTGGACGTACTGCAAAGAAATCAGTGTGGGTATGTCCGCCCGTTAGATGATAAAACCAATCTAACTGTTCCGCTGATTTTACATTAAATGAAAAAGTAGATTCATATCCAAGTTCTGTTAATTTTTCATTTGCTCGCTTACGAATAAAATTCTTTAAATCAGTCTTTTTAAGATTTTCTAAATCTCCTTGTTCAAACATTTTGTCAATAAATTGTTCTTCCATTTGAACCATATATTTAGCTGCTTGTTCAACTGCTAAGCGAACTGCGTCTTTTAGTTCTGGGTATTCTTCGCACATATGACGAAATAATTGACAACCCATTTTTGAGTGAAGTGATTCATCACGTACTGACCATTTCATTTGTTGGCCAATACCCTTTAACATGTTGCGCATTTGAAAAGAATATAACACAGCAAATGACGAATAAAGTGATACTCCTTCAGCAAACGCAGAAAAAATTGCTAATGAACGAGCTACTTCTTGTCGAGCTATAGGATTTGATGCTAAATCTTTATGAGTCCAATCTGCAGATGTTGAAGTTAAAAATTCAAACTTTTCAGCAATTGCTGGTTCATGAAGAAATGCTTCAAAATTTTCTAATCCTAATGTTTCATTAAGATATGAATATGCGGTTGCATGAATTGTTTCTTGCGACCCAAACATCATTGCCATTTGCTTAATCTCATGTTTCGGAAACCATTTAGTTACCATGGTAGTCCAATAATCAGATACAGCACATTCTGTTTGAGCAAAACCCAACAAAATATTACCAACCAAATTCTTTTCATGTGTTGCTAAATTTTCATTCCAATCTTTAATATCGCCTTGCATTGGAATTTCCGTATGCAACCAAAATGCTTGTGCTTGTTTTAACCATCCTTCATTGTAATAAACAGGATATTCAAATGGTTTAAACGGAATTCGATCTTCAAATAGTTTTGGCATCGTGTCCTTTAAATATGTTAATAACTTAATTTTTTTAGATGAAAAAAGGAAGGCCGGACACCTTCCCTATTCATTTTATATAAATATACTTTTATCCAAATTGTCCACCGAGATCTTTGAACTTTTGAGCTAAATTTTTCTTCATCATGTTTTCGCCAGTCTTCATGATTTGTGTGGTCTGTTTTCCTTGAGTTGTTTGCGGTTCAAAGAATTCAAATTGACCATTATTTGTATTGATCTTACTTGGTAACGTAATACCATCTGGGCCAAATCGATTCTTAATAACATGACCTCTACCAGTGCCTGACATCTTATCTTCTACTTTACGAGACAATGACATCAAGAAGTCAGCAACCATTACTTTCCCATATGACGATGCAATCTTATCTGCTTCAATAATATCTTCTTCTAAGGCGCTTCTTCCTGCTTGTGATGCAGTCCATACTGGAATTTTATACTCGCCCGCCATTCCGCGCAACTCTTCGTACAAGTCCTCTAAGGCTTCGTGTTTGTCCTTTTTAGTATTTACTTTGAGCAAGTCACCATAATCTACTACAATTAAATCAGGCGTTTTGCCTTGCATTATGGTTTTTTCAATATGAGCTTTCAATGCCATTACTCCAACTGACTTTGTTGGATAATATTTAACAATCAATGATCCAGATAAAGTTTTCATTTTTTCTTCAACTGTATCTTGATGATGTTTTAATGTCTGTGCATTAATACCAGTTAATACAGAATCATATCGTTGACCTACATAATTTTCATTAAGCTCTAATGTATAATGTATAACTGTCTTGCCTGCTCTGACCGCATTTGCACCAATGTTAATAAGCATCCATGATTTACCAATACCTGCAGGTGCCATTACTACTCCTAATTCGCCCGGAGCCAATCCTCCATCCATTAAGTCATCAATAACATCCCATCCGGTGGTAATTGTATGTCGAGCTGCTTCATTGTAACGAGATGCTACATCATTAATATAATCTAAACCAATATTAGTGTCAGCGCCAGCTTTCATGGCACTATCCATTTTGCTTTTTATTTCATCATAATTACCCATTTTTAATAGGTTAACAGAATCCATAATAGCTCGCTTAATTTCTTGATTCTTACAAAACTTAAGAATTTCATCTTTTACAAATGATAAATCATCTGACTCCATGTATCGAAACACTTCTTTGAGTTGTTCCAATACTGCAGTTTTTAGAATATCATTTTCAATTTCGGTAACTTTTACTTTAAGTACATCTTTCGATGGCGGTGCTTTATATTGTCGAAAATGTTCTAATATCACATCGAGCAACCAACTATTCGAATCCGATTCAAAATAATCAGGCTGAATAATATCTGCAATTTGTTGTAAAAATATTCTATCCGTAAACATTGCGGATAATACCTTTACTTGGAAGCCATACCCATATTCACTTAGTTTGTCAGTCATATATTATTTATATAAGGAAAAAATGCTTGGAACCAAATATTATTTGTGTGTTTGTTTTGCAAATGCATTTAAAGACAACCAGGTGTTGTTTAACCAATCTGGTAAATTTTTCATTATGGCCCACATCTTATCTTCATAGAACAATCGTTGAAATTCTGAACGATTTAATTCTGATATAGGCTGTTCCATGATGCCTCGAATTTTGCTAGCTGTTTGAGCTGGAATATCTAATAATTTGATATTCATTAGTTGATAGTTTTGTTCAATGATTCTTGCATTATCTAAAATCTTTTGATATGATTTAGATTCTTTAAGATTGTTTCGACTTTTATCTAATAACTCATCAACTGAATATTCTGCAGGCTGTGCTAATTCCGGAATTAATTTTAATATGGTCTTTGGACCAATACCATTTACCCCAGGAATATTATCAGATGCATCTCCCGTAAATGATCTATAAATAACCATATTGTTCGGATGCACTCCAAATTCTTCTTGTACTGCTTCTACATCATACATTTTCTTTTTGATAGGAGACCAAACTTGTATGCGATCATCTACCAATTGGTAGAAATCTCTATCCGTAGAAACAACGGTAATCTTTTTGCAAGTATCTTCATACATTTGTGCAATATACGCAATTGCGTCATCTGCTTCAATGCCGTCTATGGCCATGAATGTTACTGGCAAGTTATCTAAATAAGAAACTAAACGACTAAATTGATGTCGCATCGATTCTTGTTCATCTTCAATAGTTGAATCATGATGATCGTGTCTACGAAGCTTTGTTTTATTAGCTCGATTTGCTTTGTAATCACCATAAATTTTTTTGCGTTTAGCAGATCCACCTCTGCCATCAAACACAATAACACAACGTGTAGGTTTAAAGTCTCGTACCGTTTTACCCACTGAATATAAAAATCCAGTAATGCCGCCGATATGATCACCATCTTCATTATAAGCAGGTGTTGCTCCAAAACTTCTAATAAAGGTATTGAGTCCGTCAAATACCATGAGATGATCATTAACATCTAACGGACTCGAATTCCTTTCTTGTTGTAACTGTTTGAATAATTGTTGATACTTATTCATTATCCTTCTTCATCAATGAATTCGTCTGTGATTATTACATCATCAATACCACCATCAATTCCAGCTTGATATTTGAATATGTAAGCATCGCAAATTCTTCTATATAACCTATCTTTTGCTTCTGGGTTATTAATAACCTTTTCAACAAAATCTTTACTTTGGAATTTCATTTCACCAAACGTTTCACCTGTTTCGTGATCAACATCTTCTAATGTGTACCACGCACCTGATTGTTTGACTAGATCAAAATTCTTCATAATTGATAACCAACCGCCGAAATTATCAATACCACTATCATAGTAAATTTCATAATCTACTTTACGATGTGGCGGGCCCATACGGTTCTTAACTACCTGCACATTTGTTTTGCTTCCCACAACTTGTTCTACGCCGCTAACTTTAGCTTTGATCATACCCGTATTTTTAAGACGAAGACGAACTGATGCGTGGAATGGAATTGCCTTGCCGCCTGCAGTTGTCCATTGGTCTCCAAATGACACGCCTAATTTAGTACGTAACTGATTTGTAAAAATAAGACAAATACGCTCACGTGCAATCCAATTGGTTACTTTACGCATCGCCTTTGATAAGATGATTGACTTTGAGGTTGCATAACCATCTTTATCATATTCAGCTGACATTTCGATTTTTGTAGATGCACCCATAATTGAGTCTACTACAATTGTAACTAAACGATCTTTATCTGATTTGCGAACTCCTTCTACAATTGTTTCAATAGTTTCAAAGATTTCTTCAATTGTCTCTAATGGAACATATAGCATTGTTTTTAAATCAACACCAATAGCCGTTAGGAATTCGGAGCTAGTGGCAGATTCTGTATCAATATAAACAGCCAATCCGCCTTTCTTTTGCGTTTCTGCTAAAGTGTGTGCTGCTAATAATGATTTACCTGATGCTTCTAATCCTGTAATTTCAGTGATCCGGCCTACGGGAAATCCGCCATATGGTCGGTTTGAAATTGCTAAATCTAACATTGAACACCCGGATGAAACCCATTCGGACACATTACTTGGAGAATCTTCATCGCCATCTAGAAAGAATGCAGTTTTAAGATTTTGACCTTTAAACTGCTTATTGATACTTTCAGCTAATGTATTTGCTAGAGTGTCTGTCAATTCCAGTTTACTTTTACCTTTTGCCATTTTTATGACTCCTTCTTAATTAAAAAGATCATTAAATGCATCAGCAACATTGTCTACTTTAGTAGCTGCTGGCTTTGATGCAGGTGCAGATGCAGGTGCAGATGCTGGCTCTGATTCTTCAACATCAGAATCTGCATTTTCTGGATTCATCCATTCTGCTAATGCTTTTTCTAATTCATCATAAGATGGCTCAGGAAATAAATCGGTGATTTCAGGTTGATTCATGATTTTTTGTGCAATCTCTTTATCTTCAGTTGCTGGCTGAGTATTAGGTTTAACTCGGATTGCTGTTTTCGGATATGCTCCAGCTCCTTCTGCAGGTGTAAATTCTACATCAATATCTCGACCATTCATTAAGTCTGTGATATCGCCATAGTCTGCATCAGAAATAATTGATAACAATTCAGTGTAAATTGTTTTACCAAAACCCCAAAACTTTACGCCTTCAGATTCTTTGCCACGAACGATTACGGGAACATAAGTACGCATCTTGGGTTCAATTTTACGACCCATTAGCCAATCTTCTTTATCGCCAGTCTTTTTAAGTTTGTCTGCAAATTCTACAATTGGATCTGCATTACCAAATGTAATTGGAGATAACATTGATTTTTTACTAATGTCATAGTGGAAGTACAATTCTAGGAAAGGATTGTCTTTGCGATGCACGTAAGGAACGATTCGAACTCGTGTCTTGCCTGCCTCAGGCTTCCATACGTTGTTTTTCTTGTCATCGGTTTTGTTTAATTGATTAAGTTTCGCTTTGATAGCGTCAAGGTTAAGTGCCATAAGTGCTCCTTTAGTTAATTAAGTTAATAAAATATAAAAATATAATTACAATATAAGTAATTAATTGGTTAATTCAAAGTAATTTGTTAAGTTTTTTGTTTTTATTTTAAATTCATGTTATAATATTGTTTCATAATTCTTTTAATATAAAAAGGATTGACTTTAGAATCCGTATCCATCATAATTGCATATGCAACACCAGCTGCTGAAAATGTCTGGGGTGAGTCTTCTAAATAACTTTTATATATGTATTCTGCAAATCGTTTATCAGATTCTTCGTTTTCTGCAAGTAAGTTTTTTAATCTAATCATTACAATCCTTTTACTTTAATAAATATTAATTACTTTAATTTAATTAAGATTTATACCATAATCCTTCTTCATCAACATCTTGTCTTGTAATTCATAGCCTCGATCAATAACAGCATTTAAAATTTCTTGATATTTGTTATCTTCATCATCAATTAATTTACCATTAATATAAATCAGTGTTAGTCCGTCAACAGTTTCTAATTCAAATGGTTTGCCATCATAAGTACCAATAACCTTTCGATCGAGTTTACCTTTAAAATATCCTTTATCTTTTAAAGAAGTATCCATGTATTTTGTACGCACAGTTCCGTTATCTATTGTGATATTTGGCATAGTGCCGCCTTGTAGTGCTAATGCGGTTATGTTAGGTGGTAAATCAGCATTATCAGAAGTCCAAATATTTTTAAGTTTTCCACCTGTATATTTTGATAATATTTTTACTAACGTATTATGAATTTTGTCTTTGATTTTATTTCTATCAAATGGGTCTTCCGGGAGGTTCCAATTACTATTATCGAAATATGCTACAGTATTTACGCCAGCTAGATGTGCACTTGTAACTAATTTTCCTTTTAATTTATCTGGACTATCAGTTCCCATAAATCCGTATTTTTTTAATTCCGGATCACTCATAGCAGTTAAGTTTGGCTTTTGAGATGAATTTTCTGTGCCGTCTGGATATCCGTTATTATTTTGGTCAGAATCTTCATTTAGATTTTTAGTTTTAAACCGGCGCATATTCTCTGCTAAGATATTTTCTAATTTTTTCATATCAATTCCAAGTAAATTTCTTAAAGAACGTTAATTCAATAACTCGGAAACCAGCATCATCAGTTAGGATGAATGAGTTCTGATAATTACTCCAATCTAATTGATATGTTTTATCTAATACTCCATTGTTCACTGCACGAATAATTTCATTAAGTGCATTAACTGTATACAATGTATTAGTTTCTTTTTTGCGGTGAATGCTGATTGTATTTTGTCCCCGTTGTGTTCCAGCATCTGCATTATATGTGCAATATAAATTATCTACGGATTCTGCATTTGCAAATACAAATATACGTTGTTCTGGAATGATGTAACTTTGCTGTATGTATTCTGTTACTATGTTTAAATCTGATCTATGTGCAAAGGTGCAAAGTAATTGTGTTTTCAATGATTATCCTTGTTGTTGTAAATACGGGTAATTTTGAGATGCTGGCACCGATCGCAATACAAATCTATATCTTCCCTGTGACAATGAATCGATTACAAATGCTTCTGGATTTGCTATATGAGGTTGTGGATTTCTTTTATTATAATAAATTAATCCTAAAATTTCTTTAAAGAAATTTTCTTTAATAGCAGTTAATTCAGAAATAAATTCTCTAGGTTCTTTAATAAACAAATTTCGTTCTACTCGTTTAAACCAAAGAACTGCATTAGTATTAATATTATCAATTGGTTCTCCAATTCTTACGCCGGTAGGATTTTCTTCACCAGCTCCTAGCTTAATTTTTTCAGCGTCATCATCTGAAATCCAATATGATTGAGTTTCGCCGCCAGCTGCGACAGTTAATCTTGTATCTCTAACATCGGTATCTAATTCGGTTTGGTAAAATATTTCGTGTAATTCTTTAAATCCTTCATACCAATTATAAAATGCGGATTTTTTCCATTCCATTCCAGCTGATAATTTATCACCTTCGATACTTTCAATAAATCTTGTTTCAAATATCATTATTAATTTTTTTAAAGATTCAGCTGATTGAGGACTTACCATATGTTTTAAATATGTATACGGATCGCCAATTGTTTTAAATGGTAATACGATATCTTTATAAAATTCTTGAATCTGGCCTGTTAGTTTAAATTTAGTAGCTGCGCCTTCTTTAGCAGGGTCAAATTTTCCTTTTTCTAATTCTTTAACTTCCCATTGACCATTTGGCATAACGATATCATGATATTCTGTGCCACCTGGTTTTGAATCTTTAACGCCTAATAATATCGATACTTCTCCATTTCCCATTCCACCTCTAGCACCGCCGACGTTTACTAAAAAGAAATCTTGAAATGCTTTCCATCCGTCTTGTACAAATGAATCAATTGAATGCACTCTAAAATTTTTATTAAAATTATGTTTTTGATCATCAGATAATGATTTATATACAGAAAAAATTTGTGTATTTACTTCATCAGGCAAACCAATTGATTTTATTTGTTTGATAATAGAATAATTATCTTCTTGTTGTGTTCCTTGTGATGCAGAATCTGCCGGTAACTCGTTTAATCTTTGTGCTCGTTCTACAATTTGTTGAGCTTGATTAGATGCTTTCTCATTCTTTC